AATAACCCATTAATTAACCGTAAAACTGGTAAGCCTATTGTAGGAAATGTGCGCCGTAAAGTCATTGATAAGGGCTATGACTGGGGATTATATGTATATAAGAAGTCAAATGGTAAATGGTTTACCGATGGAGAAGGTTCAGTTTTAAATATTCCATCAATGAAAGGTGACATTTCACAGATTGCAAAATTAAAACAGGCAGCAATGGGAAATGGTGACGCAGGAGACGGAGAAGCAGTCTTTGTTCCTGGTCTCACACGTATTTCTGAGGAAGAACACTCAGAGCAAATGGATCGATTAAAGCAGGGTATGATTCCATCAATGAACGATCTTGGTGCATGGAAAGCAGCACAGGATACACTTAGCACACACGGAAGAGATGTTTACGAAAATGGCTGATGATTTTGAAGAATATATTGTTCCTGCAGCATTAAATACTCAGGAAAAAGAAGAAAGTATTTTTAAAAGACAAGATCCATTTATTAAACCTTGGGATGAACTAAAGACTTTAAATAACCTTGATGTAAATTTTAAAAGAAAAACAACAAGAACAGAAAAAGCAGTTGGCGGAGACTATACATCTTTTTCAAATGTTGATACAAAAAATGCAATGCGTCCATATGATCCAGCAAAAATGGATGCCTACCTTGCAGATGCAAAAGCATCACCAGTTGGAAATAATGATTCTGGATCAAAGCAATTAAATCCTGGAACGGTATACCGTAATGGGTATGGTATTTTTGATGTTATTACACCACCTTATAATCTTTATGAATTAGCAAATTTTTATGATACTTCATTTGCCAACCACGCTGCAATCGATGCTAAGGTAGAAAATGTTGTTGGTCTAGGATATGACTTTAATGCAACTGATAGCACAATGTTGCGTATGGAAATGAATGAGGATAAAGATCAGGTTGATCGTGCTCGTTCTCGTATTGAAAGAATGAAATTGCAATTGCGTGATTGGCTTGAATCTCTTAATGATGATGATAGTTTTACAAAAACAATGGAAAAAGTTTACACAGATGTTCAGGCAACTGGTAATGGATATATTGAAGTTGGTAGAACTGTAAATGGCGATATTGGATATGTTGGTCATATTCCTTCTACTACTCTTAGAGTGCGTCGCTTAAAAGATGGATATGTTCAAATTATTGGACAAAAGTTAGTTTACTTCCGTAACTTTGGTGCAAAGAATGAAAACCCACTAACTGCTGATCCACGTCCAAATGAGATTATTCACCTCAAAGAGTATTCTCCGCTTAATACTTATTATGGTGTGCCAGATATTGTTGCTGCTCTCCCTTCACTTATTGGTGATCAACTAGCATCACAATATAACATTGACTATTTTGAAAATAAAGCGGTACCAAGATATATCATTATGCTTAAGGGTGCAAAACTATCACCAGATGCAGAAGATAAAATGTTTCGCTTCCTACAGACAGGTTTAAAGGCTCAGTCTCATAGAACACTATATATCCCACTTCCTGGAGATTCAGATCACAACAAGGTTGAGTTTAAAATGGAGCCAATTGAAAATGGTATTCAAGAAGGATCGTTTAAAGAATACCGCAAGCAGAATCGTGACGATATTTTTATTGCTCACCAAATGCCTATTTCTAAAATTGGTGGTTCTGATGGAGGATCTTTGGCTGGAGCATTATCTCAAGATCGTACATTTAAAGAACAGGTTTCACGTCCAGAACAAAGAAATCTAGAAAAGACAATCAATAAAATTATTAAAGAAAAGACAGATGTGCTTGAGTTTAAGTTTAATGAACTTACACTTACAGATGAAATTGCACAATCCCAGATTCTTGAAAGATATGTTAAAAACCAGATCATGCTTCCAAATGAGGCTCGTGAGGTTTTAAATCTTCCACAAGTTGAGCATGGAGATACACCATTACAATTAACTGCAAGGGCTGCTGCAGATGCCAATGCCAATAATGCAAAAAATAGAACTCGTGATGGAGAAAGAGCAAATGCTCAATCTGACAGCACTGCAACAGTTGCTGGAAGAAATCCAAAGGGTCAAGGTCGTTCATCTCAATAATTGAGAAAACCTTGAAAACATTTGATATAATAGATGTGATATGACAATAAATAAAGCACACTGGACTACTGAGGGCGACAATTTAAGATTCTCTATGCCAATTGGCAAGGTAGATCAAGAACGTCGTTTAGTATCAGGCTTTGCAACATTAGATAATATTGATAAGCAAGGCGACATTGTAGATACTAAAGCAAGCCTTGAAGCATTCAAAAAGTTTCGTGGCAACTTGCGAGAAATGCACACACCACTTGCAGTAGGCAAGGTTGTTTCATTTAAAGAGGATCGTTATTTTGATCCATCTTCAAAAAAGTTTTATAATGGTGTATATGTATCAGCATACATTTCAAAGGGTGCACAAGATACCTGGGAAAAGGTTCTTGATGGAACGCTAACTGGTTTTTCAATCGGTGGAAATATTACAAAGTTTGATGATGAATTTAATGTAGAAATTGATAAGTCTATTCGTGTTATTAAAGAATATGAACTGTTTGAGTTGTCCCTTGTAGATAGCCCAGCAAATCAATTTGCAAACGTTATTTCAATTGAAAAGGTTAATGGGGAAAATGTTATGGGTGGATTTTTATCAAAGGCTGTAGTTGACAGTGTTTACTGGTGCAACACAGATGATATTGTACGTTTATCTCCAGAATCACAAGAAAACTGCCCTTCATGCAGTAAGACAATGAAAAATATTGGTTTCGTAGAAAATGATGATGACAATATAGAAACAATAAAGTTCTTAGTTGATAGTGCAAAAGGCATTAGAACAATTAAGATGACAAAGGAGGCAAATCCAATGACAGATGAGACAACAGTAGTTGTTGAAGATGTTGTAACTGAAGAAGTTACACCAGAAGCACCAACAGAAGAAGTAGCAGACGTTGAGGTTGCTCCAGAGACAGAAGCAGAAGTAGAAAAGAAGGATATCACTGAGGCTGTAGATAGCCAAGATATTGTTGGCGCAACGCCAAAGAATCCTTCAGATGCAGATGCTGAAACAGAAATCCATAATGTAGAAAAGTCTGATGATGAAGCAGTTGCCGCTGCTGTCGCAGATATCAAGGATTCTCTAACTAATGCCTTTGGCGACCTAACAGCAACCGTAAAATCAATTAGCGATCAGGTTGCCGAACTATCAAAGTCCCTTGCAGATGTAAACGGAAACCTTGCAGCAGTTAACAATAAAGTTGACACAGTTGCAGGCGAAGTTACAAATGTTCAAGGTAACTTTAATGAATTTGGAAAGCGAGTAGATAAAGTTGAGGCTGACACTGCTTTCCGCAAGTCTGGCGATCTTGGCGAGATCGTACAGGAGTTCGCAGAAATGCGTACTCACAAATCCCTATGGGGCGGTAGTTTCCTCAAATCAACCGACCTATTCAAAAGATAATAATCACTAGGAGGTGAACAATATGTCGGAAACAACAAATACAGAAATCGTAAAGAACTATCCAGGTTCAGGAGGCTCAGGTGCTGAACTGAACGGTCAAGGTTCTTTCGCATCAGGAGATACTTCTGGTACAGGGGCAGTCCCTACTACCAGTGGTGCAATGGGAAATATCCCTACACCAATTACAGGTCTTACTTCTGGCGCAAACGCAGTAAACCCAACAGGAACCCCTGGTGGTATTCTCTTGCCTGAACAGGCTCGTCGCTTCATTGATTACGTATGGGATGCAACTGTACTCGCTCAAGATGGACGTAGAGTTACAATGCGTGCAAACACAATGGAACTTGATAAGGTTAACGTTGGCGAACGTGTTATTCGTGCTGCTGCTCAGTCATCATACAATTACACAAACGTCGGTGCAACTTTTACTAAGGTTGAACTTACTACCAAGAAGATTCGTCTTGATTGGGAAGTAGCAACTGAAGCACTTGAAGACAATATTGAAGGCGGAGCATTGGAAGATCATCTAGTTCGCTTGATGACTAATGCATTTGCTAATGATATTGAAGACCTTGCTATTAATGGCGATGGTGACACAGGCGATTTCCTTTCAATCATGGAAGGTTTCGTATACAAGACTAAGGCTGTTGATTCTGGAGCACATGAGTCAATCGTAACTGTAGCAGATAACGCATGGAGCACAAACGTGATGCAGGATATTATTACTGCAATGCCACGTAAGTACCGTGCACTTAAGAACAATCTTAAGTTCTATGCAGGAACAGACGCATTCCAAGGCATCGTAAAGTACAATGGTACTCTTGCAGATGCAATTGCTGAAGCATTCTCTTCAGTTCCAGCAGGTACACCTGCAAACCGTCAAGCATACCTTGATGGAGCAGCACAGACATTCGGTGGAGCACGTACAACTCGTGTTCTAGGAATTGACGTGCAGGAAGTTCCTTACTACCCTGCAGGATATGTCGACTTGACATTCCCACAGAATCGTGTATGGGGATTCCAGCGTGATATCACTGTAAACCGTGAATACCGTCCTAAGAAGGACACAATCGAATACACAGTATTCGTTCGTTTTGGTATTCAGTGGGAAGAACTTGATGCAGTTGCTTTCGCAGATGCAGGCGCAGATTCATAATCTGAGTTTCTAACCCAATAGGGGGAGGGATGGTTAATAAAATAGCCTCCCTCCCTCTTACTATTTAAGGAGTAGAATGTCATATCCAGGATCAGACTTAACAGATCCGCTTAATGGTGAAGGAGCACTTGCCGTTGGTGGTGTTGGCGGGGCAATTATAATGGGTCCACATGGATTAATAACACAAGTAAATGTATTAGGAAATAATGCTGGTATTGTTATATTTGGAGAAACAGATGGACCAAACTCAGTTAATC